GGTTGCAGCCGCCATACGGAGCTTGTCTGGCCGGACTGCGTCGAGATCATCGGCGAGTCGGTCTACGATCCTCGCTGCAAAGAGTCGTTCCTGAAGTGCAAAGAGTGTGGCAAGAAGCTGGCTCACGAAGAGAAGCCGGACTGGCTGTCTGAAGCGGAGTGGGTGTCGACCAAGGTCGACCCCAACTATGACATCCGTAGCTTCCACATCAGCCAGCTTTACAGCTTCACGATCACGCCGGGCGAGCTTGCTGTCGCCTTCCACCGTGGTCGTGGCAGCGAGTCGGCCACCAAAGAGTTCCACAACTCAAAGCTCGGTCTCCCATACATCTCGGAAGACGCTCGCGTCACCGATGAGCAGATCGATCTCTCGATCCGCGAACATTCGATGGCTGGTGACCGGCCCAAGTCAGGCGGACGACGGCTAATCACGCTGGGCGTCGACCAAGGCAAGACGTCGTACTACACCGTCTGCGAATGGTTGGTCGACCGGCTCGACTTCGACGTGAACTCTGCCGCTATGTGCAAGGTGTTGGCCGCCGGAACCTTTCCGGACAGCGACTGGCACATGCTCGACATCCTGATGCGTGAGTGGCAGGTCTTGGCCTGCGTCATCGACGCCGATCCCGAGGTCCATCGGGCCCGTCAGTTTGCAAAGAGGTATCTGGGCTACGTCTGGCTCTGCCGTTATCGCGGCGGAAAGACTGCCAAGGAAATCGGCATCGCAGAAGAAGAAAGCGGTGCCCCGATCGCAACAGTCGACCGAACGAACTGGCTTGACGCCACTCTCGGCCGTTATCGCCGACAACGCATTATGCTGCCGGCCGACATCCCGTTCGAGTTCAAAGAGCACATGAAAGCTCTCGCTCGAACCTATGAGCTTGATGATCTGAAGAACCCTGTTGCGACCTACGTCGACACGGAGCCAGACCACTTTGCTCACGCTCTCAATTACGCCGAGATTGCTCTCCCCCTCGCGGCAACGATCACAACCGGGGAGGACGTGAAGAAATTCCTGTAAGGGGCGGACGATGGCTTTGCCGGCATTACTATCGAAGCATCACCCGACCTTCTACGAGGTGCTTCACGACTGGCGGAAATATCGGCTGACCTACCTAGGTGGCCCGGAGTTTCGCGACAGCTATCTGGAGAAGATGACGAGCCGCGAAGACGACAGCGACTTTCAGCAGCGCAAGCGGCTGACTCCTGTCCCGAGCTTCGCTAAGGCTGCGATCAACGACATCCGGAACGCGATCTATCAGCGACTCTCCGACGTGTCCCGTCGAGGCGGAACAGACTCTTATCAGCGAGCGATCAACGGTGTCGACCAAGGCGTCGACCGTCGAGGCTCCACGATGAACAGCTTCCTCGGCCTGAAGTGCCTAACGGAACTGCTGGTCATGGGCAAGGTTGGCATCTACGTCGACATGCCGGCTCAGACCGGGGTGACTGCTCTGGATGACCAGACGCTTCGGCCGTACCTCTACCACTACGACGTCGAAAACATCATCAACTGGACCTGCACCCGGCCGGATCAACCGTCCGAGTTTCAGGCAGTTGTGCTGCGGGACTCGTACCTGACGTACGACTCGATCTCGTACCTGCCGAACGGCAACAGCACTCGCTTCCGCCACGTGTGGATCAACGAGGAGACGGGCTTCGTCAACGTCCAGTTCTACAACGAAGAAGGGGCGATGATTACCCGAGACGGTGAGCTTGGTGGCGGCCCCATCGAGCTTGAACTGACTCGAATCCCGTTCGTGCTGATCGACCTCGGCGACTCGCTCATCAAGGACGTCTGCGACTACCAGATCGACCTGATGAACTTGGTGTCGATGGACATCAACTTCGCCATGAAGGCGAACTTCCCGTTCTACATCGAGCAGCGTGACCAGCGGGCTGTCGGGCACCATCTGAAGAACGGTGCCAACGAGGACGGCACCGCCACGCAGGGTGGCCAGGGAGCCAAGGGCACCGAACTGAAAGTTGGCGTCGTTCACGGTCGTTACTACGACATGAACGCTGCCGCACCTAACTTCATCAGTCCGCCGTCGAACAACCTCGAAGCTTCGATGAAGCTTCAGGAGAGCTTGAAGGACGATATCCGCCGGCTGCTTAACCAAGCGGTCAGCACGCTGTCGGCCCGCTCTTCGGCCGAGTCCAAGTCGCTCGACAACCAAGGGTTGGAAGCCGGCCTGAGCTTCATCGGTCTGCAACTCGAATCGGCGGAGCGGCGTATCGCCGACTTCTGGTCGACGTACGAGAGCAAGATCATCTCGAAGCGTCAGATCGCCACCATCAAATATCCCGATCGCTACAGCCTCAAGACCGACTCTGATCGGATCGAAGAGGCTGCCAAGCTGAAGGAGCACATGTACTCGGTGCCGTCTCGCACGTGCAAGAAGGAAGTGGCCAAGAACATCGCCACGACTCTTCTCGGCGGCAAGATCAACATCGAAGTGCTCCAGAAGATTCACCGTGAGATCGACCAAGCCGACTACACCACGTCCGATCCTGACACCGTTATCGCGGCGAAGGAAGCGGGCCTGGTGGGCGAGCAGGTGGCTTCGATCTCGCTCGGATACAACGACGACGAATATCTGACGGCCCGTGAGGACCACATTCGCCGTGCGACCGAGATCGCAAAGGTCCAGGGCATCTCCAACGGAGCGGGCGACCCCGCTTCTCGCGGTGTGCCCGACCTGTCAGCCGACCCCGCAAACGCTGGGGCTCAAGAGAAAGAAGCAAGTCGAAACACGGACTTGCAGCCCACCACGAAAAAGCGAGTGCGAGGAGAAGGCCAGTGATTATCGAGAAAGAAACTCACGCCGAGTTCTACATCGACACCAAGACGATCGGAACGTCCGCCGAGCAGCTAACCGAGAACCACTTCAACGTGCGGAAGCATGTGAAGGTTCAGGCTCACGAGGACAACACCGATTTCGTCTATGTCGGTCACAACTCAGGGGTGGGAAGCACCTACGGCTGGCGTCTAGACGCCGGCGAACACGTCGATATCGCCATCGACGACCCAACGAAGATTTGGATTGTCGGCGGCGCTGCCGACCAAGTAGCAAAGTTCTTGTGCCTTTAAGGAGCACCAATGATCTCCCCGAATTTCCCCAGTGAGCAGTGGGATGGCTTGAGTGCGAACACCGCACGAGTCTCCCTCACCGATTTCCAGACGCCCGATGGGGACGACTGGAACCAGATCGTCGCCGAAGTCATGGCCATCCAGGAACACCTCCTGGGCAATGACATCGGTGCCGGAACCGTTTCCGGTTCGTTGATCTCTGTGGTCGAAGGCAGCAGCGAGTCGCTGGTCCACCGGACCGTCCTAACGCTGACCGCTGTGCCGATCACCATCACTGACGCCACCACCAACGGTGCCCACGGCACCCGCAAGCTGTACGACTTCCCTGAAGGCGTTATCGCCGTCCTCGGAGCCGTTGGCAATCTGACCACGACCAAGAGTGGTGCCACGCTGGATGCCGATGCGGTTGTCCGCTTCGGTATCGGTTCGGCCGCTGTCGGCACGAACAACGACACGCTCAGCAGCACGGAGCAAGACCTCGGGGCACTGACGGAAGTGACGCTTAGCAGCGGCAACTCCAGCCCCAAGATCAAGCCTACCGCCGCTGCGTACCTGGACGGGTCAAGCTCCCCGGCCGCCGCCCGCCTCAACATCGCCGTCGCTGAAGCCGATCACGGGGCCGGCACTTCGACGATCACGGTGAGTGGGACGATCACGATCACGTGGGCGAAGCTGGGCGACGTCTAAGCCTTGAACTTCGACTACTACGGGACGCTTCAACAGGCTCAGGAATACTTCGAGAATCGGCTGCACGAGATCGCCTGGAGCGGTGCTCGTCCTGTCGATCGGCCTAAGGCTCTGCTGGCTGCAACTCGCATCATCGACGCTCTCAACTTTAAGGGTTGCAAGCACACGGTGTACGAGTTGCTCCAAGCAAACTCCGAAGCCACTGACGAAGCCATTCGCGAGCAGGAAGCTGCCCAACCGCTTGAATTCCCCCGAGGGGCGGACACGGAAGTCCCGGACGCGATTCGACTCGCGTGCTACGAGATCGCTCACTCTCTGCTCG